CTTTTTCATAAACTATATCCCTTTATTAAAAGGTAAAGTAAAAAATAAGAAAGTCAAATTAGAAATTAATCTTTGTCTTTTAAAACATCACAAATTTCTATCAGTTTAGCCAAATCACGGACTATTGTTTCAGAAGAATACTGCATACCCTGTATTTGTTCCTCTAAACGTTTTAAGTTATCTAATTCTTCAGAATCCTCTGTAACTGATAACAATTTACCAATCTCCGTTAAACTTTCATTCTTAAACTTATTCAACAACTTCTCACGCTTGGTATCAGCATCCTTATTGCGGATATTAGTTATATCCATAACGAGGCTTCTTTCGTCTTCATTAAGTTTATCTTTAAAAGTGTTGTTAAAATTACTAAACATCTCATCCAAATCAATTTTATCTGAAGCAGTTGCACGATGTTCATTAATATAATTACTAACAGTCATTAAACTGTCAGATAATTTATTGATATTTGATAAGTTTTCACGTTTAGTTAATAATGTATTACAACTCTCAAAGAATTTTCTTTTCTCATTGGATAATTTATCAGAAGGGTATATTTCGTTATCCTTCAAAATCTTTGCTAATTTCGCATTTGACTCTTTAATAGATTTTTTATCCAGTTTACCTTCCGTGAGAGTCAACGCAGTTCTTACAAAAGATGTGCTGTCTGTAATACCATTATAACCACGTAAAGCATTATAGAATTGGAATTGAGAAAGTAGATTCTTATCTTCTTTAATGGTACGCATAACACGTCCAACCAGTTTCCTATCTTTCTTAAATAATTCTGGAAGTTCACTTTCAAAAATATGATTTAAAATACCAAAATTATTACCCTTATACTCATTTTCCATTTCCTGCTGTTTCAAAGCTACAGATACAGTATCTTCAAATAATTCCACAGCATGATTATAAGTTTCAAAATCCTTTTTATCTAAAGATTCCTTTATAATTTTTATAAAATTATCTACCTTTTTATTGTATTCTGATTTTTTCATTTGTATAACATGTTTTACCTAAATAAATAGTATAAATAAACAAAAAGATGATGCTATAAAAACATCATCTTTTTAAAAAAAATATATTAAGTCTCTTACATCCCACAAGTCTTTAGCTTGTGGGATGTAAGAGACTATGATAGGGAGTGCATTCACCTGTTTTGTGATGGTCGTCCATTTTCATGACAAAAACATGCTAAAAGTTTTGTTATTCACAAAATAATTACTATCTTTGCAAGCGATATGAGAAAGATTAACAGAACATACAGGTTCAGATTGAATCCGAATATGGAACAAATTGAATTGCTATCAAAGCACTTCGGATGTTCTCGCTTTGTGTACAATTACTTTCTCAATCAACGTAAGGAACAATATAAGCTCACTGGTAAGAGTGATAACTACTATGCGCAAGCTAAAACGCTTACCAATTTGAAGAAGCAGGAAGAAACAGCATGGTTAAAGGAGGTAAATGCCCAAACATTGCAGTTTGCTATCCGCAGTCTTGAAGCAGCCTATAACAATTTCTTTAAGAAGCGTGCTAAGTATCCTAAATTCAAGTCCAAGCACTCTAAGAATAGTTTTACAGTTCCACAAGCTGCATCTGTAGCTGGTGGTAGACTTTTTATACCCAAGTTTAAGGAAGGTCATAAGTGCCGTGTACATCGTGAGGTAAAAGGTAAAATAGGTAAGGTAACTATTACTAAAACACCAAGTGGTAAATATTTCGTTTCCGTTTTCACGGAAGAAGAATATATAACTCCTCTCAAGAAGACTGGTAAATCAATTGGTGTTGATATGGGCTTGAAGGACTTTCTTGTCACTTCTGACGGAGAAACTTTTAAGAATAACCGATATACAAGAAGATACGAGTGCAAACTTGCTAAAGCGCAGCAACATCTTTCTCGCAAAAAGAAGGGTAGCCGAGGGTTTGAAAACCAAAGACTCAAAGTTGCCAGACTTCATGAGAAAATTGCTAATAGTCGTGCTGACTATCTGCATAAGTGCTCTATATCTCTTGTTAGAAGATATGATACCATCTGCATCGAAGACCTGAACGTTAAGGGTATGGTAAAGAACCACCATCTTTCCAAGTCTATCAGTGATGCAAGTTGGGGTAAATTTGTTTCCATGCTTACCTACAAGGCAGAATGGAATGACAAGAAGGTTGTGAAGGTAGACAGATTCTTCCCTTCCTCACAGACTTGCAATGTCTGTGGATATGTCAGCAAACAGACTAAAGATTTATCTGTCCGTGAGTGGGAGTGTCCTCATTGCCATACTCATCATGACCGTGATGTGAATGCTGCAATTAATATCCTTCGTTTCGGTTTAAATAATATATCGGCAGGGACTGTCGATTACACGGGTGGAGAGGGAGTAAGAGCTGACCTTTTGGAAAGCCATTCCTCAGAGAAACCCGAAGCCAATGAGACTTTAACTCATAGGTAGTTCACTCGTTATCGTTTACTAAATCATCTAAAGAAGATATCATCTTATCAAATTCTTCATTAATCAATAAAGATTTATCATAGATATTTGCTCTTTCATAAGAAATCTCTTCAGCCTTCTTTTCCTTTCTATCAATACAATTAAGATATTCTTCAAATAGTGTATCTAATTTTTTATCACTATTTTTCTTCATAGCCTTTAATGTATTTTCAGTAATAAGAGGTTTTTTCTTATTTACAGATTCCATTGGAGTGCCTCCTGCTTCTGGACCGCTACTTCCTGGTGTTTCGCCTCCTGGAGGTGCACCAGCATCACCACCCATATCTCCTGTAGGCATTGAACCTTCTTCTCCTCCGATATCACCCATATCATCAGAACCAGGTGCACCGAGTGAATCAAGACCTCCACCGAAGTCTCCTCCACCACCCATAGAGCCACCGCCCATACCACCGTCAGGTCCGCCTTGTTGTGGTTGGTCATCCATATATTCTGCTCCTGGTTCTCCGTATATTCTATCGACAGTATCGAATAAACCAGTACGCTTGATGATTTGAGTTGTCTTTTCAAGCTCTGCGGAAATACCTTTCTCAAGACGTATCTCTTCAAGATTTTCTTTAATCTCTTTGTCAGACCACTTCATAATTGTCTTTAATGCCTTTGCTTGAGACATAACAGGAATACCACCACCAGGGTCTGAAACGGCATCTCTAACAGCAGTAATCTTCTTCTCTATATTATCAATCTCAAGTGACTCTGCTTGAGTTGATGGATTATTCATGGTAAGAGAGAAGTTAGTTAACTCATCACTAAAACCAAGTAAGAATAAGTGAATGGATGCAACCTTAGTTAACTCCATTAAGAATGCCTGCTGAACTCTATTAACCGTTCTCGTGAAACGTATATCCATTAAAGCAAGATTCTTTCCGTCACCAGCAGTTTCTTCAAAATTAAGGAATGTTTTAGGTATTCTCAATGCCGTCAAAACCTTATTCTGAACAAACTTAATATCATCCATCGCTGTTAAGTTTTGTGCTGCTGACAACGTATCAATAGGAGTTGGTGCATTTTGGTCTCTTACAGGGATGAAGATATCTTGGTCCGTTGCCAAAATGTTCTTTCTTAAATCCACCTGACCAGTCATCGGGTCAATAATAGGTGTTCTCTTAAAGTTATTAGCAATTTCTTCAACGTAAGCTGGTACATCAGCATCATCAATAGCGCCTACAAATATCTTATAGACACGTCTTTCAATAGAACGTTCAAGACGATAAATAAGCATCATGTCTTCCATTAAACTAAGCATACGCCAATGTCTACGAGCTGAATTTAAATAAGAAACTCCATAAGGAAGATACATAGAGTTTGTCAATAACCTAAAATGTGCTATCTGCCAATCTCTGAATGGTACTTGTGATTGACTATCATCTAACCAAACGAATTTAGTAGACATGTCAGAATTGGTATCTGTATTGTTAGCTGCAACAGTAGAATATCCTGTTGAATATGGATTAGTAATACCGTTTTCTATACGTTCAACATTAAATACTGGTAAACGTTTCCATCCTTTAACACCTAATTTATGGTCTATATCAAGCATCATGTAATCATTACCATATTTACACATACCACGTATAACCATTTGTGCTGTTAATTGTAGGTTTAATCTATTGGTAAATAAATCTTCAAGAATACTTTTCACTCTATCTGATTTAGAATACACATTTACTATATTTCCTGTATCTGACGGTAAACAGCTTTCCTCAGAAACGATATCAAGTGCAGCACCTATCTCTGGAAATGAGTCCATCAAATCTGCATCACGATACATCAACTTAACATTATTAAGTCCTGAGTAAGCACTTACATTTAAATCAACGTTAGCTTTAACCCATCTATTTTCAAGATATTTATTCTGTTGTAATTCTAATTTTACTTTCTCATAATTATCTTTATCGTTGGTTTGGTATATAACACTATTACCAGACATATCATAGTTATTGATATGCCTTGCCATTGTGTCCTGTGTATTCCAGTTACCAGTTATAGCTTTATCTAATTGTTGAAAAACAGTTAATTTATTAGCCATATAAATTTTTATTAAAAAATAACATTTTTAGTTGATTTCTAAATAGTTTCATCTATCTCATACCACTAAATAACCACATATAAGTTCCTCCTATATGTTTATTCGGTTTTGATGATAAAGAATTACTATTCATCATAGGGAGACCAGATTTAGGTGTAACAGGTTGACTGTATCTTATAGCTGGTCTTCTAATATTAGTTCCATTTGTCATCCTATAAGAACTTAATATTGCTTCGTCTTTACGTTTAGCAGCTTCTATTTTACTAAGAGAAAACTGCATTACAAATAGAGCCATTGCAAGACATGTAATTGTGTCATCATGTGCACCTTCCATGTGGTCCATACGTCCAGTTTCGCCTTTAAAAATCCATGTATCAAGTTCATTAATAACACGTGCAGAACGTATTTTAAATTCGTTGTTTCTAACAAGTCCTGCAAAGTTAGCAAGTACAGGATATCTATTTCCTTGGAAGTGAAAACCAGGCAATCTATTCATATAATTACCATCTGACATAGATTGATTTTGCATTGTGTATGTCTTCTGAGAAGAGTCATCATAATGTAGGTTAGTATAACCAAGGTTTAACATTGTTAAAATAGCAGCATCTCCTTGACCACCAGTACAATCTACCACAACGTAAGCATTATTATACTGCTTGGCGTAGTAGACCGCCATAGAACCAATATCGTCACCCAATTTCTTTCCGACATATTCCATTACTTGTTCTATAATCGGCTGTCCATTTTCATCACGTCCATCCATATCTATCACCTCTATAGCAGTTCTATCGGCAGATACGCCTCGTGAGGGGTCAATTCCCAATATATATCTGTGACCAGGGATAGGTGGTTTCCAATACCAAGTATCATCAACCATTGGGTCTTTTAAATCTGGAAGGGGGTCTCTAACATTAATACGATTCTGTAATTCTACAAATTCACTTGCAACAACGTTGTTAGCGGAACCAAGAAACGATACATCAAGCTGTTGGGCTATTTTCATGGAATCAT